AGGATAGCGCACGCCGGGAAAGAGAGCCGGTCGAAGCTCATATTGGACTGCACAGCAGCGCACTGCCAAGCCCACAGGTCTAACCCACCCGTTGCAACAACTGCTCGCGGTAAGTCCGGCCGATCGTGTCGAAAAACTGCGGCTGCGCGCCGCCGACGCCGCCCGCTGAAGACCCTCGGTTGCCGCCGATGAGCCTGTGAAGTTCACCCCGCTCTCGTCCGGCGCGGCGCGTGAGATCGGCGGTTACACGCCGCAGCAAGTAACCTCGACTGTCGGCGCGCCGGTCTTCGCCGCCTACAACGATCCACAGTTCGGCCAGGTCATCGCGCCGAATTTCGATGGCGGCGACGTCGTGTACTTCGGTGGTGGCGACGGGTCGGGGCCGGCGCCATTCAAGCCATTCCCGTTCTTGGCGGAGCTCACCGTGTGCGCATGGCTATACATGCCAACTGCCGCAGGCGATGGCACGCACGATGGTTACCACGGCCTCATCGCGAGCGGTTACATCTTCTCGACGGATTGCAACTTCGTGTTCGGGGTGCGCACCAGCTCGAGCTTGCGGCGTCCGTTTATATACGCTCGTTCTGCCGGCTCTCTGCTCGGGGTGGAAGCAGGCTTCGCGGGGATGAACACGGGCGTCTGGTATCGGCTGGTCGGCACCTGGAAGCCGGGGTCGCAGGAACTCTTCGTGAATGGCGCGACCACGACTGAGGTCGGTTCTGCCAGCGGCAACAACTCTCCCGGCTATCCGCTCACTTTTGGCTCTCCCTACGATGCCGCCAGCGATGCGCGGTGGTTTGGCGGCGCCTTCGACCTCCGCGTCTATAACCGGGTGTGGTCGAAAGTGGAGGTCGCAGAAGACTACTGGAACTTCGTCGACCGCTATGCGCTGTTCGCGCCCAGGCGACAGATGAGGGTCTATTCCTCCGGCGCGGTGTCACCGACGATCGGCACCGGCCGCAACTTCGGCGTGGTGATGGGCTAGGTCTCTTTCCTGTCTGACGTTCGGCGCTCTTCGGGGCGCCGTTTTTTTGGAGCCAACGATGCCAAATGCTTCGCTGCGCGATCGCGCCTGGTCGACGCTCGAGATCAAGTCCTTCGACGAGGAGCGGCGCACCTTTGAGGGCATCGCGTCCACGCCGACGACAGACTTTGCCGGCGACACGGTCGACCCTTTGGGGGCGGACGTCAAGGTGCCGCTGCCGCTCCTATGGCAGCACGCCAAAGAGCACATCAAGGACCCGGTGGGCCAGATCACGCGGATCGTGCCGAGCAAGGACGGGATTCGCGTATTCGGCCACTTCGCCAAGTTCGCCGAACCGCCGAGCCTCAAGGACGATTGCGACCGCGCATGGCAACTGACCAAGACTGGTTACGTGCGTGGCCTATCGATTGGCTTTCATCCGCTCGTCGACAGACCGAACAAGAGCGGCGGCTACGACATCCTGAAGTGGGCGTGGCATGAACTCTCCGCCGTGCGCGTCGGCATGAACCAAGACGCGACCATCACCAGCATCAAATCGATCGACAAAGCCGCGCGCGCCTCGTCTGGCACCTCGCGCGATTCCGCAAGCCGCAACGCAAGTCCCGTCGCCTCGGGCACCAGCAAGCAACCGAGGAGCACCACCATGAAAGGCATACCAGACCAGATCGAAACGATCGATGACGCTCGTGCGAAATCGCAGCAGCGCATCGACGAACTGAAGACGAAGTGCAACGGCGACCCGGACGAACTCGACTCGACCGAGCAGCAGGAGCTTGATGACCTCGCCGCCGACGTGATCGCGCTCGACACCAAGGCACGGCGCCTGCACACGATGCAAGGCACGATCTCCAAAGCCGTACCGATCACCGCGGCGATCGGAAACGACCCTGACCGCGCCTCGCGCGTTCGCGCCGGCGACTTCAACATGAAGTCGAACCTGCCGAAGGGCACGATGTTCGCGCGGGCGGCGCATGCCAAGATCCAGGGCATCAAAAATCACTGGTCGATGACCGAGACGGCAGCGCATGCGGCGAAGATGTGGCCGGACACGCCGCTGGTCGGGATGTATCTGAAGGCCGCCGTCGGCACCGGCGCCGTAGGCAACTGGGCCGAGCCGCTGAATCCGGTCAATACCGTCGAGGGCGAATTTATCGAGGAACTGCGGCCAGCGACCGTAGTCGGCCGCCTCGGCCTGCGCCCGGCGCCGTTCAACACCAGGATGATCGTGCAGGGACCGGCGAACTCGAGCGCGAACTGGGTCGGCAACGGTGCGGTGAAACCAGTCGGGGAAGGCGTGTACGACACGGTGGAGATCGGACGAGACAAGATCGCCGAGATCATGGTCCTTACGCAGGATCAGATCATGAGTTCGGCCATCAACTCGGTCGAAGCGACGCGGCGAGACCTAATCGCGCGCATCGCGCAGTTCGCCGACGAGCAGTTCCTCGACCCGGCGGTGGCCGACGGAGCCAACAACCCGGCCAGCGTGCTGAACGGCGTCGATGACGTTCCGTCCGGCGGTACGACGGGCGAAGACTTGCTGCACGACATCAGCGTCCTTATGAATCGCTTCATCGCCTACAACATCCCGCTGACGAACGTGACGCTGATCGTGTCGTCGTATATCGCCTGGGGGCTGGGCGGTCTCCGCAATCCGCTCGGGCAGCGTTTCTTCCCGGACGTCAACATCAACGGCGGCAACATCGACGGGATGCGTGTTCTCGTCAGCAACAACGTCGGCGGCTCGAGCAGCGGCAGCAACATCGTCGCCGTGGTTCCCAGCCTCATCCTGCTGGCGGACAACGGCGGCATCAAGGTCGATCTGTCGGAGCAGGCAACCATCAGCATGACCGGAGCCGCCACCGCTGACCATTCGTTGTGGCAACGTAACGAAGTTGGCATTCGTTGCGAGTGGTTCGTTTCCTGGGTGAAAGCGCACCCGCAGGCGGCGCAGTACATCTCCGGCGCAGCCTACGCGCCGGCAGCACCGTAAGTCTCCTGTCGTAAGGGCGCGCCAGTGTCCGGTCTCCCTTCCGGCGCCGGCGCGCCTGTTGTTTCACGTGGAGCGAAATCACCTATGCACGACCTCTTGCGCGCGAACGGCCTGAAGCAGTACGGCGACCGGACGCTAAAGCTCGGCGAGGAGTTCATCGTCGAGGCCAAGTTCACCCACGCGCTGATCGCCCTTGGCCTCGCCACACTGGTCAAGCGCGACGTCGAGCCACCCGAGTCGCCTGCGCTGCTGAAGAAACCGCGCAAGAGGACGAAGCGGACCTACAAGACCCGGCACCTGACCGCGCAATGACCACCTTCTCCGCCAAGCCACACGTCCGCCTGCGCAGCGACGGCAGCGCCGCGGTCGTCTACAACGTCGGACGCGAGCAAATCAAGGCCGCGACCAGCCTCACTCTCACGCCGGCCGCATCATCGAGCTACGCCGGCGGCGCCTGGTTCCGGCTGATCCAGGAATCCTATCCCGGCGCATGGCAGCAGAACGTCGAGCTGGCCACGACGCGCGACCTGCTGCGCTTCCCGCCGATCTACACCTGCATCACGCTCATCGCCGACGACGTGGCCAAACTGCGAGTAAAACTCACCGCGCAGCGCGAGTTCGGCGACCGCACGGTCTGGCTCGAGACCTCGGTGCCGGACGCGTCGCCGTTCCTGCGCGTGCTGCGGAAGCCGAATGACTACCAGACCCGCGTCCAGTTCTGGCAGTCGTGGATGGTCAGCAAGTTGACGAACGGCAACACCTACGCACTGAAGGCCCGCGACCAGCGCGGCATGGTGAGCGCGCTCTATGTGCTCGACCCGTGCAGCGTCACGCCGCTGGTGGCCGAGACCGGCGAAGTGTTCTACCAGCTCGGCCGCGATTACCTCTCGGAGATCGAGCCCGAGACCATCACGGTGCCGGCCTCGGAAATGATCCACGACCGCTGCTGCGCCTTCTGGCACCCGCTGTGCGGCATCCCGCCGCTCTATGCCGCTGCGCTGACCGGGACGCAGGGGCTCAACAACCTCAACAACTCCGCGCAGTACTTCGGCAACATGAGCCGGCCGTCCGGACTCCTGACGACGCCGACCAAGATCAGCAAGGAACAGGCGCTCGCACTCAAAGATGCCTGGGAAGCCGGCTACGGCGGCGCAAATGCGGGGAAAACGGCGGTCTTGGGGGACGATATGAAATTCACCCCCATTGCCTTCGACGCGCAGTCGTCGCAGCAGGCGGAACAGGCGGAGCAGGCCGCACGCTGGACCGCCATGGCGTTCAAGGTGCCGGCGTACAAGCTGGGCCTAAGCAGCGAACAGAAATTCGCCAACCAGGTCCAGCAAGACTCGGATTATTACAAGCAGTGCTTACAAGTTTTGTTCGAGGCGGCCGAAGTCTGCCTCGACGAGGGCTTGAGCCTGCCACTAAATTACCGCACCGAGTTCGACACCGAACTCCTGATGCGGATGGACCCGATCTCGCGCGCCGAGGTGGCGCAGAAGTACGTCGCCGCTTCCATCTGGGCACCGAACGACGCGCGGGAGAAGGAAGACATGCCGCCGGCCAAAGGCGGGGACGAGCCCTTGTCCCAACAACAATATTTTCCGCTGGGGCAGCTGGCCGACCGGCCGCCGCCTGCGGATCCTGCCGCCAAGCCGCCAGCACCGCCGCCTGAAGAGCCGGCCAAGGCCGAACTGGTAGCGCTCACCCGCGCGCTGGCGCTGCGCTCGCGCACTCCCGAAGACTTTCTCGCAAAGGCCGCGCATGGCTGAGACTACGAACGATGCATTGCTCGACGCCGTCGAGGACTATGTCGCGCGCTCGCTCATGCCGCTGGCGAAGAAACTGCTTGACCTCGAGCAGCAGCTCGCCCGCACCACGTTGCAGAAAGGCGCCGATGGCATCAACGGCAAGGACGCCGAGATCGACTACGGGCGCCTGGGCGAGATGCTGAAGTCGATGCTCGTGCCGGGAAAAGACGGCAAGGACGGGAAGGACGGCGAGGTCGACTACGACCGGATCGGCAACGTCATCGCGGTGGCGGTGGAAAAGGAAGTCGGCAAGATCCCGGTGCCGAAGAACGGCGCCGACGGCAAGGAAGGGCCTGCAGGGCCTCCGGGGCCAGCGGGTGAGCCTGGACCACCCGGACCCCCCGGAGAACGCGGCAGCGACGGCGAAAAGGGCCTTGCCGGGGATTCCGGGCCGCCTGGCGAGCCGGGCCTGGTGGGCAAGGACGGCGCCGACGGCATTGCCGGCAAGGACGGCCGCGACGGGCGCGACGCGATGGACGGCCTGGTCGGCATCAAGGCCGATATCGAAGGCGAGCGCGACCTGGTCGTGCATTTCGTCCGCTCCAACGGCGTGCGCACCACGCTGCGGGCGCAGTTGCCGATCCCGATCTTCCGCGGCGTCCACCAGGAAGCGCGCAAGTACGTCCGCGGCGACAACGTGACCAAGAACGGCTGTCAGTGGACCTGCATGGCGGACACGACCACTGCGCCGCCGTCCTCCGACTGGGTACAGTCGACGAAAGCCGGCCGGGACGGGCGCGAGAAATGACCTTCCGGCTGGTGACCCTGGACCAGGTGCGCACGCAGCTCGCCTATGACGGCACGTACGCCGACTCGCAGCTCCTGTTCCGGCTCGAGGCGGTATCGCATGCGCTCATGGACTACATCGGACCCTCGTCGGCCGCGCTCGCCGCCTGGACCGACTCCTCCGGCATGCCGCTGGTCGACGCCGACGGCGATCCGCTGTGCCTCTTCCTGCTGGTGGACTCCTCCGGCGATCCGCTGCTCGACTCCTCCGGCGCCAAGCAGTACGAACTCGGGGTGGCCATGGTCGACTCGTCCGGCGACTACGTCGGCTGCAGCTCCGTCATTCCCGGCGAGGTGCAGGCGGCGACGATCTGCGCCATGTCCGCCTGGGACGACAACCGCAGCGGCGAAGTGATCACGCCGGCGGTGGAATCACTGCTGCGCCGGCAGCGCGATCCCGCAGTGGTATGACCTGGTGCGTGCTGGCGACCGGCGCCTCGATGTCGCCGGCGCTGATGGCGCGCGTCCGGCACCTGTCCTGCCTCGCGGTCAACAACGCCTACGTCGACGCGCCGTGGGCGCGCGCGCTGGTGGCCAACGACGCGGCGTGGTGGCGGGTGCATCCGCAGGCGCGCGAGTTCCGCGGCGAGAAGTGGTGCGGCAACAAGCACGTCGTTGGCCTGAAGTGGATGCCGCCCTATGGCGGCTGCGGCAGCCACAGCTGCTCGGGCCTGCGCGCGCTCGACCTGGCAATCCGGCACTACGGCGCCAAGCGGGTGCTGCTGCTCGGCGTGGACATGGCCGGCTCGCACTACCACCCGGATCACCCGCCGCCGCTCAAGAATCCGGACGCCGCGCGCTTCACGCTCTTCCGCGCCCAGTTCGCGGCCTACGCGGCGCAGCTCGCGCACACCGTGGAAGTCATCAACTGCTCTCCGTCGAGCACGCTGGAATGCTTCCCGCGCTGCACGCT